CTTGTTTCCACTTGCCATCCATCAAGGCCTTGTCAGCTGGACTCAAACCTGAATCGTCTGCTTTTACATGCTTTGCCTTATTTTGCACTGTCGCAGCTGCTTCGTCTAAAAGGTCAATAGCAGAGTCAGGTAAATGGCGACTAGTTAGATAACGGTGAGCCATCTTCACAGCTGTTTCAACAGCATCATCTGTTATTTGCACACGGTGATGTTTCTCATAGGTCGCTTTCAAACCTTGCAAAATGGTCATGCTGTCTGCCACACTTGGTTCTTCAATCGTCACCTTAGCAAATCGACGAGAAAGGGCGGCATCTTTTTCGATATGTTTTTGGTATTCTTCCTGAGTAGTGGCACCAACTGTTCGCAAAGTCCCACGAGCCAAGGCTGGCTTCAAGATATTAGCCGCATCCAATGTAGAATCAATCCCACTACCAGAACCCATAATGGTGTGGAGTTCATCGATAAAGAGGATGACTTGCCCATCTTCTTCAATATCCTTGATGATATTGTTCATGCGCTCTTCAAAATCTCCACGGAAACGTGTCCCCGCAACGACATTCATCAAATCAAGCTCTAACACGCGCATCTTATCCATTTCTGCCGGTACATCACCACTAGCAATACGCTGGGCCAAACCAAGTGCCAAGGCTGTTTTTCCGACACCAGCATCTCCAACCAAGACAGGATTATTCTTGGTCTTACGGCTTAAAATCTGAATCATACGTGAGATTTCCTTGTCACGGCCGATGACTGGCTCTAACCTGCCAGAACGAGCCTGATCTGTCAAATCATGAGTATAATCCTCAAGACCTCCGCTTGGAGTCTGTGGCATACCCATCATATTAGCCATAGAATTTTGTTTATCAACCACAGTACGATGGCGCTGGCGAAGTGCCTTTAGATCCTCTCTTGTCCAGCCTGCACGATCCTCTAGATTACGACGAAGGGCAGCAATTTTGACCTGATCTTTCTTGTCTTCATAAGAAAAGCCCACTCTCTCTAAGATTCTAGTTGCTAAAGCATTGCCATCATGCAAAATCGCATAAAGAACGTGCTCTGTCCCCAAAATCTTTGCATGTACCACTGAGGCTACATATTCAGCTTCTGCAAATAAGACTTCTAAACGATGAGAAAAAGGCAATTCCTTATATCGTTCAACTGGATTATAAACCGTTTCTGTTAACTCTGAAGCAACCTCTTCCAAACGATCAATCTCATAGGGATAATCATTTAATGTTGCACCTGCCACACTATAGCCATGATTTGCCATGGCAATCAACAAATGCCACGACTCTAGATAATCAGCTCCAAAGTGACCAGCAACCATGTAGGCACTTTCGATACATTCATTCAATGCTTTTGAATAGTTCATCTTACTTCCCTTTTCTATCTACCTCTTGTAAAAGCTGTCGGAGCATATTAGCTCGAAGGACTGGAGCCTCTTCTCCTAAAATGCGATCCAAAGCTACTGATAGCAGCAAATTCATCTCCTGCTTAGTCAACAAATCCTGTTCAAACAAAAGTTGTAGAATGTCTTCATAAATTTCTTGACTAATCTGCTCTCCAATCGAGTAAAGCAACTCGCGAAGCATTTCATGGTGACTCGAAAACTCAATCCGCCCAATACGAATATAGCCACCTCCACCACGCTTACTCTCAACTAGATAGCCTCTACTTTCTGTAAAGCGTGTCTTGATAACATAGTTAATTTGGCTAGGAACAACTTGAAAAGTATCTGCCAACTGGCTTCGCTGCAATTCCACAATGCCAGATTGATCTAAAATGGCCTTAATATAGGCCTCAATATGATCGGATGTATTTTTAAATCTCACAGCAAAGCCACCTCTTTCTTCTAACCTTGACTATCTTTGACTATACTATCATTTCACAAGAGATAAGTCAAATTTTTAGGGCTCAGCCCTTGAAAATACTGACTTTCTTTAAAAACATTTAGGCATTAAATCGCCTTAGTTTTTCTTGATAGTTCCTAAAAAAGTCCACAAAAAAGAGCCCTAAAATGGGCGTAATATTGACGAGTTCAGCAGGCAAGAAACTAGCACGGTCAAACGTGCTTTTTTAATACCTAGTAATATTATAGCATATCTTCCTCAGCATTTCCATTTCGCACATTTGTGCCGACTGACGCACTGTTGAGGTGTAATTTTTTTGTATTGATGTACTAAAAGTCACTTCTACGTGGTGTTCAAAGCCTAGTCTAGTTTTCTTAATACTTGCAAATTTAATATTTAGAACTTTCGTTTCTTCCTCTACTATTCGCAAAAAATAAAGGAGTAACTATCTTTGACAGTTACCCTTTTTTACTCTAATTATTTTTATTAGATAATTAGGATTATATTTCTACTATATTTCTAACTGATGAAGTTACATAAGTGAAAGTATGTTGTGTACGTCTAATAACTACTTTTACACTTGTCTTAATTTGATATTCTTCATTTGTAGTTAAATGAAGTGATTTTATTTCTGGATCGTTGACCTTTACATTCACAATCCCTTCTTGAGTATCCAAAGTTATTTTCTGAGTAGATAAGTCAACCTTGATTAATTTCCCCTGAACTATGATATTTTCTTGTTTTTCTATATGAGTATCCTTAAATTTTTTGTTAATCTCTACTATCTGCTCTTTAGCAAATAGCTTATTAGAATTATTTAGCTTATCTTGAATCTCTATCCCAAGTTTTTCTTTATTCAATCTAGATACTAATTGTTTCACAGAATTAAAAGTTCTTGAACTATATGTCTCAACAAATTCTGGAATATCAATTGTTCCTTCAAGCAAATCAGATACATCATTCATTACATTTATTGCTATATTATTTTCACGATCGAAGATTGAAAGTTGATTAGTTTTTAATCCCAAATCAATTATAAATGAACCTGCTCTGGTAGAAGTAATTATAAGTTCATTCCGATTTAGAATATCTTTTGGAATCTGTCCTCGCTTTCCTTCAAATCCAATACACGATGCTATCCCATTTTCTTGAATACTCTCGACTGATTTGAGAGTTTCTGACAGTTGTCTTAACCCAATTTGTCCAGAAGGAAGATTTTCTGAAAGCAATCTGATAGAAAGCATACTCTTAACATTGCTTGAATTTATCGCTTCTTCAAATTCTCTCATTGATTCAAGTCCCATATGCAACATAACTCTTAATTCATCATTAGAAACTTTATTCGCTCTATCTTCAAGTATTTTTAATTCTGTACTCATAAAACCACCTCCTTATCTAACTCGATAATTCCTTTAGGGTTATGATTTCTGTCAAAACCAAATTTCCCTAACCAATAGGTTTCCTGGTAATCTATTTCATACCATTCTTTAGAAAACTGAACAAAGAAATTTTTATCCCAACAAACATAAACATCTAAATATTTATCTAATAACTCTTCATGTTTATTCCTTAATAATTGAAAGTATTCGCAATTATTGGGATCTGGCTCAATAAATACAACACAATCAATATCGTTTGGATCCACCTTGTTGGAACAAAAACTGCCATCAATCCAGACTCTAGTTACTTTATTTTTATCTAATTCACTCCAAAAACTACAAAATGATTCAAAATTTCTATGACGTGTAGTTGAAGTTCGAAAGCCATTCACTAAAAAATCTTCAATTTCTGATTTTTCTCGTACATCAATTACGCCACCCTCTAGATTCCCATGTACGTTAAATTGCATATTCCCCTCCATACTTTAATCAAACAATGATTTAATCATATCTGCAATTCCTAATTGTATAATGTAGTTTTTCAAGAGATAAATTAATACTTTGAACTAATTATATCCCTTTTTTACTTATTATTCAATGTTGTTGATTAAGTATTACCAAAAAAATCAGTCGTTGTGGATTTATTTTTAATTAAGACTCAATTAGTCCGTATACAACAAAGCAAGGACAGACTGAAGTTTAACTTGAATTTTAAAACTCAATGTAAATCTTGCATTTTACTCAAAATTGGCTAGTTTTTACCCCCTTTTTGTCTGGAGGTCTCCGACTTGGAAAAAGTTCCCTTCACCGGTACCCTACTGGCCAGAAAGATTTTTTAAAAGGTGGGGGGAGTCAATATCCTTTCAACTCAACAAATCTTTTAGCGATTACCTTTCTACGGCTATTTATATAACGAGTAGTTTTATTTAGTTTCTCTGCCACGTCTTCCCAAGTCGCACCAGCTTCTAAATATCTCATTTTAAAAATGACTAGATCACTTTCAATTAAGTTTTCCATCAAGGTATCTACAATTAATTTAAAACCTTCCAGATATCTTAAGGTTAAATCTTCTTCAATTCTAATTATAGTATCTTCAGTAGGATTTGAAACTTTCTTACTCTGAGATCTAATATACGTTTCATTCCCATGTTTCTTGTTATGTATCAACTCTTGTCTTCTCAAGTAAATTTTATTAGCAATCGTTCTATATCGCCCTAACTCAATATCTATCCCGTCCAGGTCTCTGTTACTCAGTTCATACATAGTCAAGTACCTCCACTTCAATTTTAAAATTTTCTTATCTTACATTCTGTCAAACTGACAAAAAGCTTAACAGCCTTTCAACACTCCACTTACCAGGTATCATTGTTTTAAGTTTGACAACTCTTCAATATGACAATTTAAAGAAGTATCCCTCTAATTTATTCCCCAGTTTCTCTTATCTTACATTCTGTGAAACTCACTCCATTCTGTAACTTACTGATATACATGGCTTCCAAGCCTATACTCTGTTTTAGTTTATGCTTTCTTCATTTTGTGAAACTAATTTACTGAAATTAAAAACAAGGCCATTTTTGATATAGCTATCAATTTCTTGATATTCAAACCAGCCTTGTTTCTAATAAATTACTCTTTACCTAAATACTCTTTAATCTCACGATATTCCTTAGAAAAATTCATATGCCCACTGACATCAGGATTTAAGAACGGAAGGATACTTGTTGGATTTACTTCTGTCCGATATACTGCAAGAGAATGCTCCTGAGTTATTTCTCCAACTACTCCTTTATGTATTTCTTCTACATCTTTCTTTAGTGATTGAATTTCATCGTAGGCATCTAAAATTATTCTAAGTTTCTTCTGGTAACGTTTATAGATTTTCTTTTCTTCAGCTCTTAGTTTAGTCTCTTTAAAGATATATTCAAATATCGCTGCCTTTGCCTCCCAGAAATTAGTATCATACTCTTTCTCTAAAAGATCGATTGATTCACTCATTTTAGCAATTTGTTCTAAAGAAGTATCATTATCCTCAAGAAAAGAATCAATATTATCAAATGAAATCTTCTTCTCTCCAGTAATTGTTTTTCTTTTTTCTTCCAACTTTGTTCTTGCTTTTGCAATCTTATCTTTTTTATCATCAAGATTTTCTAACGTTGATAATACTTCTCTAATATCCATTCACTATCTCCTAATTCCATTTTATAAAGAAAGCGCAATCCGTTTCAATTTTCTTCACAACGAAACGGGTATAAAGCATTAAACTCATTCCATAAATAACGGATTCACTTACCCAACGTAAGCTATTTTTATTTCTTTCAAATAAAGTAGCGAAATTGTACAAATCCCCAACGAAAGCAACTTTATCGCCTTTTACTCCTAGTACTTCATCAGATACAACAATAACATCATCAACGTATAAGTTTTCTGAGTATCGTTCCTTCTTGTTAATTTTTAAAATATAATTTCCATCGCTAGATTTCTCTTTATCTAAAAACTTAAATAGTGACTGACTTAATACAAGAGTATTATGACGTTCAGGATTTAAATCATTTATTGTATCTTTCAATTCGTCAAAATTAGAAACATTTTTTTCAGGTGCTTCTTTTAGAATTTTTCCAATTTCAATATTACGTGTTTTACGACAAAGACGGGTAATTTTGTTACTTAAGAAGTCTGATATATTATATTCTCCATCATCAACTTGTTCAGACGATAAGGCAATACGGCCTGAAAATGTCTTGTGTTCAAACTTGGTTCTAATCTGTTTTTTTCTAAGTTCTACACTTTTACTATCTCTAAACTCTTCTGATTCAAGTTCTGATAGATGTTCATCGTCAAAACCTACAGTTTCATATGTTCCACCAGTACCCGTATGCTCAATCACATTAACAAGATCCACTAATTCTTTCCCTTCTTCAGGAACGTCATAGATACTTGTTATATCTTGTGATAATATTAAACCTGTTTTTGATTTTTCATCATCAATACTCATTCCTCTACTTCTTACATACTTTTCTACCAAACTAAATTTTTTAGCCATTTTATACTCCTTTATCTCTTTATTGCTCCTCGTTGTTTATAATTTTTTCTAAAATTCTTAGCTCTTAGCTTTTCTTTTAGAACTCTACGAGCTTTTAAAATCATTTTTTCTAACTGTTGATTTTGTGTTTTCGTCAGCATATTTTTCTAGTATTTCATGGTTCCCACTTTCTAAACTGCTATCTTCATTTTTACATTTTGAAAATATTTTCTGTCTTTTTTCTGGGATCAATAGAAAACTTACTAGCTACCACATACCCTAATGAAGTATCTACCGTCATCTTCTTCACCTCCTTTCTTCTCAAGCAAAAAGGGACATACCACTAGCATCATATGCTTACGGTATGCCCCTGAGTTGTTCTCAATAGACTTATTTTTTAGTTTCTTTTTTGACTAGATGAGTAAATTTCCCATCTGAGTAGACTAAAGTTATCTCTCCAAATCTTGGAACTTTTTCTATCTCTATTATACCACATTTTTCGTAGACAATAAAGCCTTTTTCTGTTGAAAATTTCATTTCATCCATATCTATTAACCTTTCTCTCCTCTCACTGTGTTAATCGTATATCGCTTATCTTTGATTGTGAAAGCCTTGAAAGTGTTCCCTTCTAAACCTTTCAAAATTCTACTTGAATTTCTAGCATTGTATACCGTCCGCAGTTCGCTACTGTCTAAGTTTGTATTAAAAATTGTAGTTTCTCGATTATTGATAATATCAAACAAGAAATCCTGTTCCCAGTCACTCTTAGGTGTTACTGTCCCATTTTTTGCCCCAAGGTCATCGATGATTAGAAAATCAACATCAACTAGCTTTTTAACTGCCTCATATTCTGTTAAGTTTGCATTCCTTCCATAAGCCCAACCTTCTTTTATCTGCTTGATAATCTCGGTTAAGCTGACAAATAAGACACTCTTAGGATCGTTCTTCTCTCTGAAACTCTCATTGATTTCTTTGGCCAGGGCAAGCGATAAATGACTTTTTCCTATTCCTGTGCTACCGCTGATTAAAGTATTTCCCGTCATACCTGCAAGGTATTTCTGGGCTTGCCCCTTTACAAACTCTAACATCAGACCTTCCTCTGTAGTCTTAACAAAGAAATTATCAAATGTCGCTCCCTTTAACTCTTTAGGAATTGTACTATCACGCATTAATACATCATAAGTTTTAAAATATATTTGTCTATCATCAAACCGCTGTAATAGGTCTTTCTCTTTTTGTTTAATCTCCCCCTTCACACACTCTGGGCAAAATGGTTGTATTTTTCTTTCTGAACTCCCTACCTACAGGTATAGAAATTTCCCAGTAATTTACCTGATGAATATCACAAACTTTATCCGATATTTTTCTGTTATGAAATTCTTTAAATTGTTCCTTCATCTTTGCAACTCCTAAAATGGTAGGTCTGGAAAGTTGTCTTCGGACTTCCCTTTTATGGTTTTAGGCTTTTGATTCAAATAACCGTCAAACTTAGATCCGAAAAGTGTTTCAGGTCTCAGATATTTAGAAAATTCAGGACTATCCTTCCATTCTGCCGTTTTAATATCTATCACCTGTTTAAAATCTTCCAGTGTATAGCCTTCTTTGAATCGTGCTAGTAAAAGCCTTTTTGTCTTATCGACAAATTTAAATCTCTTGTTAGCTACTTGATTCAAATAAACAACAGGAATCCAAAGTTCTTTATGTTTTGTTTTCTCTAAATCTTTTATAGCTGTTTCTTCAAGCCAAGTAGGAAAAGTGAAGTCGGGATTTCCCGACAATATATTATCTAAATATAAAATATTACTCTTACTATTAACTCTATTCTCTATCTCTGTTGGACATGAGTTGGAAATAGTCTTTTTATTTTGGACATTCTCCAATTTTGGTAAATCTTGACTATTTTTTCTTTGTTCTCGCTTGTATTTTGCCCAGTTTGTTTCACTCTCAACCATGGCTTTTGCTTGCGATAATGTAGCATGGCCACTATCGTCTATCTGAATCAGTCCACATTTTGTAAAATATGCAACTGTCATATTTATATCATCTTCAGAAACATCTAGTTTTAAAGCTAATTCCTGTACCAAACTATCAAAATATCCTTCATAGTACAAAATACAATCATCTTCTAAACTTTCCAACATAAGACGGATATAAATCACTGTCATAGTGTAGCCAC